CAATTTGTTAAAGAACGGCAGTTAATAGGTAACTGCATATATCTATTATAACATATTGGCTCTAGCCCACTGTTTATAAGGGTTTCAGAGGTTTTGAGATGCCTCGATTTAAGGTAATTTTGGCCTGAAAGCCTTATTTCACCATTGGTCGAGAATATTTTGCGCAACTTTTTACATTGTATTTCAACAACTTACAATGCACTGTTTTGGTAGTTTACTAGTATTTCAAGACTTTTTCTTTTTCTTGGTAGTACGTTTTTTTCTCTTTCCGTAATGCATATTATTTCCTACGCTTCTTTGCAGTTTTCTTAGCTTGTTTGAATGCTTTTGCTGTAGGTGCGCCTTTAGATCCGGCTGACCTCATTCTCTCTTTACTACCTGCTTTTATTCTTTTTCTTTTCGCATGAATATTTGCGTATAAACCACGTTTTGCCATTTTAACTCCTTACCATTTGACTTTGTTAGACCAATAGGCAGCAGACATCTTACCTTTATTGATGTTTTTACGATGTCTTGCCTTAAAACTTTTTGCACGATCAGTCATTTTTCTATCGCCTGTTACACCTTGTTGGCCAAAACGTATAGTCTTTGTCTTACTGCCCTCTTTAGCTAAGACAACATGACTTTTTGTAGGATGACTTGGTGTTCTTTTTGGTTTATTGAAACCTGACAAACCAAGTCTTGATAATCTAGGATCTTTTGCCATGTTATTTATCTGTATCCTCTTCGTGATGGTTTGGTTCTTGTATAAATTGTATTGGGAAACTGGACTCGAAGGTTTCTGCAAACACCATGTCTAATAAATGCTGAAAGATAACTCTGAATTGCTCACGATTAGTCATGGGTAATCCCAATTTCATGTGTTCTACACGATACAAATCGTATGCTTGTTGTAATTGCTTTTCTGTATATAAAATCATACGGCTACCCATGCAGTTCCGTTATAAACTACAAGTCCTTGACTGTTATTACTGAGTGGATTCCAGGGTAAGACATTAAATCTAACCATGCCTCTTCTTGGATTACTGGGTTCCTGGTCAGTAGTTTCAATATGAGCATCAGACATAGACGCTAATATGTTTTCTAATCTTTGGAACTCACCTTCCAGGAATGATTTAAGACTTTCTTCTAACTGAGGAAATTGTCTCCGGGTATATTTAGGTGTAACCAGGTCGGTTTTTTCAGATATAGCCATATCATCTCCTTCCTGTTGTCATCAAATCTAAATCAAATCCTGTAAATGCAAAATCTTTGTTATCTGAGGTAGTCAATTTGTAAGACAAATATCTACCGGATGCCCTGGAGTCCATTTTGTGGTCTGTAGAAGCATTAAAAGTTACGTCACTCTCATAGTTTGGCGAGTTGGCAATCAAATCGGCTGCACCGAAGTTAAACACAAAGTTTTTATCCTGGTTCGGGGTAGTCACTTGTGGATATATCTTACTGATAATCTTATAACCACTTACAGGCACAAGTTCATCCAGGTCTATCCCAGTTCTCTCTGCAAATGGTGCTTTAGTAGCCTCAGTATCTACAGCAAACGATAGAGAACCCTGGTCAGCAGAATCTAATCCATAGATTTTATCTGAGGTTAAACCATCGCTACTGTTGTTCTCACCAGCAAACAATGTGTGTCTATCAAAGTTGGCTGTTTGTGAGAAATACGAACCACCAATAACGTTATATGCAGTAGACGTATTGGCATAAGTGCCACTTGAATTAACATTGGCAATCGTGCCACACGTAACATTAGGTAAATCCATAAAGGACCAGGTGTTATTCTTATAGTTAAATACTGCTGCTCTATTACAGCGATCACTATCACTGAATGCCACCATATCGTCACCACTAGGGTAACAAAAGTACACCTCTTCTAAGTCTGGAGACCAATGTACAAAACATCGATCTATCTTTGAGTTATCCAAGCCACCAAAGATGTAATCTTTTGTTCTTTGATCACAAATTGATTCTCTGGAGGTGCCATCGTGAACATAGATATCATCATTACCAAATACGTAGTGTTTACTGTCTATCTCGACAACACAATTCTGATTGATAATACCAATGTCACTGAATACTTTACGGAAGTTAAATACCAATGCACCACCTACAAATTCCATGAGGTAGACATCAGTCTTAGAATAAAGGATAAAGACAGTACCTAATACGGCACCATCAATTAATGGAGTTGTAATCTGAATGAGATCATTGAACCCGGCACTCTTGGTTGTATCGGTAGCATCCCAGGATCCAGGTATGGCATTTGCAGTCGTAATGTCTGACCATCTAACCCTGGAAGAAAAATTAGTGGAACCTTCAGTCATATTGATCCCTAACAAAAAGTCACCATAGGACCTGAGAGATTTTGATCTCCAGGTAGAATCCCAATTAGTTAATGCTGCAAAATTAGTACCACCATTGGCTCTATAGGAAGGTACTTTATCTTCTCTATTGATATAAATAATGTCTGCCAAAGTAGTAGACGTAAAAGGTAGGTCACTGGCACTTGTAGCACTTATGGAACCAGATCGATCAGTAAGGGAACCTGAAGAATACTCTTTGATGACGTAGGTATCACTCGCCACAATAACTGTACTATGACCTGACACTGGTTCTACACCATGTAGTAATCTTGGGTTTAAATTGATTGAACCAAGTATGGTTCTAAAGATAGGAGATCGAGTGATACTCCCTTCATCGAATCTAACATTCTTTGCTCGACTGTATGCATTCGTTGGTAAAGCACTAGGATCAATGTCCGTTATAACACCAATGTCACCGAGTCCTCGGACCGGGAGTGTTTGTAGGGCCATCGTTAGATGCTACCTGATGCAGTAATGTCACCAGTTGCCGTAATAACTCCTGCGGAGGTGATTTTGAATTTCGCTGTGCCATCATAGAGGAATCTTAGGTCACTACCTACCTGGTCAATGGTCCAGTTACCTAAATCTAAGACACCAACATCTAATGTGCCATCGATATCGCCATTACCTGAGATATCTAAAGTGGCTGCATCTATCTCACCTGTAATCGTAATGTTTCTACCACCAGTAATATCTTTGTTACCATCAGCTACTATGGCTTTTGAGGCAACTACAGTTCCGGCTGTACTACCATCCAATAGATTTAATTCAGAAGCCGTACTGGTGACTCCATCGAGTATGTTGAGTTCACTAGCAGTAGACGTAACTCCATCTAGGATATTAAGTTCTGCTGTACTAGCCGTAACTCCATCTATTAGATTTAACTCGGTGTGGGTAGCTGTGACTGCCCCACTTACATTAGGAAACGTGGCTTTTACTGTGGACTTGATTAGACGTAAATGATCGTCAGCCTGTGAGAGTGCATCGGTGGCTGCTGGGTTGGAAGCATTTAAGCTATCTATATACGTGCCTGTCTCTAAGGCCATTGTGTTACCTCGTGATTATTTTCTGAACTCGAACCATACGTTCCACATTAACCAGGATAAACGGATGGACTGAAGTTTGTTTTTGGAATGACCAAACCTGGATATCTGAATCTCGAACTCCGGTAGTACGTGGAAGAATCCATTACTGTAGAAGTCTTCTTCAAGACTGATTTTGGGCATGAGTGGCTCCTTGGGGAAATTTGGGACTCTCTTTGATTAGGTGGCAACAACAACAACAAGCAAAACAGCTTTAACTCTTTTTTGAAGTCAACAATGCCATTTTACCAGGTAGGGTACTTTTTCCAGAAAGGAGTCTCAAAAATTGAGTGATCCTCTGGAGTACCAGTGTTTAAGCCAAAGTATGTCATAACGGATTCAATATCCGTTGCGGAAAAAAGGAAATAATAGCTGACTTCTGAGACATTAGTGTTTTTATGCTGCTTTGTGAAATTTATTGGTCTCAGAGGCCAACTTTTAAGTAAAAAAAGGGACAGGAATAGGTCTCACACGTCTTCAGATCACTCCTGTAAGACGATCGATACAACAGATAACCTAAGTCCTCAAAAGAAACACCTCAGTGCTGGGTATACTAATGTAAGACGATATGTTGGTGTTGGAGGAACTTAGTGAACTTAAGTGATCAACATACTTTAGTTATAGACAAAAAAATAGAGTTCTACCATGTTAGGAGAGTAGGGAGAAATGGTAGTAGATATTTACTTTAGTCAACTTTGTCTTTAGTCTACCCATGATTACCATAGATACGAATGGAGGACGTATTTACTATAGTAAAACACTGAGGTATATTCCTATAGGGTGTACACAAAACCTATTACCTTAGTTATCCTCAGTATCTGATTGTTTAACATCGAGTATATACTTAGGTAATTCTGTAGGCTTTAGTTCATGCTCTTTACTTGGTTCAATTCCAGGGCATATCAATAGTATTCTCTCTAGTAATCTATTCCTTAAGACTATTGGTGGTTCACCTATGTCTTTACCCTGGTTAAGTAACTCTTGGTTATACATCTTGATTCTAGCGTTGATCCTAGCTGTCTCATAGTCATGGGCTACTGTAAACAGATGACATGAGGCAATGATACCAAATATAGTGATATTCATTACATCCTCCTCTTTTGGTAATGTTCTTCAGTTACACGTATGTATGTAGCTACAGTTCTTAAGACAGCACCATGAGCCTGGGAGATATCTTTAGTTGCTAATCCATACTCTTCATCACCTAATGCAGCATCAATTAATGTTTGTAGGAAGACAGCAACTG